TGCCTGTCGATTGGTTCACCAAACATAAAGACATTGTATTAGCCGCTTGCGTAAATTTAAGATAAGGTAAGTCAACATCCGCATATGGAGCCACAACAGTGTATATCCTAGATGCTGTCCCCCCGGACACATACGCGCTCCACAGGGTAGAGTCTTGCGTTACGCCAAATAAATCGGTCAATTGATACGTGTTAGTAGTTACGTTTGTCACAACCCAAGTTAATCCGTTGAGGTTAGTCATACCCGTCATACCGGTTATGTAAACCCAATCGCCGTTACTGTACCCGTGTGCAGTATCCGTTACGACAAGAGGGTTAGCGTTAGTCGCCCCGCTTATGGTAGTGCCAGTTTCCGTTACGTAAGCCCCTTTAGATTTTATTCGCATATAGAGATTTCCGAACTCCAACACGAACCCCTGATTAATACTGTACTGGAATTTTATATCCCGAGGCGGTACAGTATTACTGCCAGACGTTCCCGAATTAGGGGCTCCTTGTTTGCACATACCACAATACGCAAAGCCCGCCCTAGATGACGCACCGCCCTGATAATTAGGAAAGAAATTCCGCATTGTGGCGCAGCCTAGTTTGTATTTAGTTAGATCAGTACGCCCAAATAGAGAAGGACTTAGCTCCCCTGCGATAAAAGATTGCTGGATATGTGTAAGCGCCATGTGTTAGGCGCTCCTAGTAAATTCGCCGCGATATTTGGCGGCGACAACACGGTATACTTCATACACCTCTTCTAAAGTGTCATATGTGTCTAAGCATTCGCGGCGCAATTTTCTGGAACTCATCCCGGCCATACCATCCCTTGCGGTCCGTAATAACCTCCGTTACTACACGCCCCCCATGACGCGCCCCCATTACGCGCCGTTATCCACTCAGGATAATGATCCTGACATGTCGTGTTTTCATTGCCATCTCTGACTCGCGCCTGAGCTATCATACCTTCTGCGCGTTTCATGGCTGCGCCCATTAATGGCAGATTCATAGCCAATGCCGGAACAAGGTACGCCGCAAGAGACTGAACCATTGCTTCTTCAAAGAGTGAATCCCAGATTACCGGATTAGATTGGTTGACAGTGTAGACGAGTACCGCCTGTGTCTGGTTAGTCAATACTGTCTGAATTGGATTACCTGAAACATCCGTCGCATATGCTACCTGGAACGGTATCTGGCCGTTTCCCGACAGCCAACTCTGTGACGCTACAAATGCGCCGCCGATACTTCCTGTGCCTTGTGCTGGGAAGTTAGGGATTATGTTCCGCGCTTGGAGACAATCTGAAGGTAGCTGGTAACTGTACAACCACGGGGTCGGCGGTAACGGTAATGTTGTGCCTTGTGGATTCTCCGGGGTTCCGGCTGCTGCGGTTAGGAGGCTAAGAACTGCTTGCTGGCGGAGACAGTTCCAAAAAGCACTCCGAGCTAAACTTTCAAAACAGGGGTTATAGAGAACAGAACAGGCATTGGCTTCTGTGCTGCCTTCGTTCAAATTACTAATTTGGGCGCGTGCGCCCAGACTTAGCAAACTACGGTTGCAAACCGAAACTACGGATGTCGATGCGGTCATTAGGCTCTCCTACGCCCAATGGCATCAGCCTAACGGGCGAAATTCTGGTTCTTTTTCGTCTTCTTCCTCGTTCTCTTCCGATTCGTCCTCTAACGCGATATGCGTCATACAGAGTTCGATACGGCATTTTGGCTCCCCATTCACTTCGTTTTTGGAAACCGAAGTTACTTTAGCGAAAGCGAAAACATGGATGTAATCACCCACTTCTACGTCATCATCAAGATCGAGCTTTGACAGCTCCTGCTCAGTCAAGCAAAAGTGAAGGCCATACGGGTAGTCCGGTTGGCTGTATTCAGCTAAGGAAGGCAGTGCTTCCTTCTCTTCTGTCGAACGCGCCATGTCGGCCATTGCGGGGAGTTTACGCATAAATAACCTTTTAGTTCATCGCGTTTGCTTGTGAGAACCAGTAGAGGATGTCGGTGGCGGTCGTCGCAGCGTTGCCAGTGATGGCCACGATAATAGGGGATGCAGTTGTGCCAGCGACCGTTTGCGGCGTCACCAGAGTAGAGACTACTGCACCTATCTGAGTTGACTCATGCAAACAAAGTTGGGTATTAGCCGTAGAAGTATTGAACACTTGGGCGTTAATCTGCCAGCCGGCCGCCCCAGTTGTGGTGTAAGCGCCGGAATCAGCGATTACAATCCCGCCGGTCACGGTGGATCCGACAGTCGCTGTAGTGCAATTATAGTATATCTTGACACGTTTACTGTTCGTGTTGCTAGCTACGCCGCCGCAAGCAGTGATCGCTATACCACGTCCGTTAATGTCAAAAGAGTTGGCCGGAATAGTGAAAGTGGCTAGAACGTAATCCCCAGCAGTACCGGCTGGGTTCGTGGCCGCGCCCTTAATGTCACGGTAGATGTTACCTTCTTCCGGAAAAGTGCCGGTGCCTGAACCAAATAAAGTAACTTCGGTCGGGGGGTTAGCACCTGAGAAAGTATTGTAATCCGATTCGACAGCGTACAAAGTTATGGTTGACGCAGTAGAGTAAGTGAGCAACAAACGTGTAGTGCTATTCGCGCCTACCGTGGTGATGTTACTGATAGTTACGTTCGCACCGCCAGTTAAAGTAGCCGTGTATGCGGTATTGTTCACATAAATAACTTCAAACGACTCCCCTACTACTGCAAGCGCCGGAAGCGCGGCGATAATATTCGCAGCAGTATCTGTTGTGTCAGTAAAGGCCGAAGTCGGGCCGGTGCGCGTGATTAACCGCGCAACGAGCAAAGCCGCCGTTAGAGTCCCCGCGCCGACTGTCGTCAAATTGTTGTTAACGATAGTTGGCTGCCCGCCCGTTACAGCTAACGCTGCAACTTGACCGGTAGTTACTTGTTGCGTAACAGGTGAAAGACCGCCGGTTGGAGATACACCTTGTACCTGAAAAACTTCCGTACCTAGTAAAGCCATGATTCATTTACTCCTTGGATTTTTCTACTTTTTCAATTTTCGCTTCACCAGCGCCTGACCCTTCAGTGCCGTGTTCTTTCTCGTGGCGCTCATGCATTTTTTTCATTTCTGAATGATGACGCTCATGCATTTCTTTGTGTTCACGTTCATGTTTTTCATGTAAGGCGTGTTTCTCGCCCTTAGCGTGCATGTGTTCCATAGCGTGTTTAGTATGCAGATCCACATGCTCTTTAATGTGGCGATGGCGCATCTCCATACGCTCACCCGCATGACGATCAGGCATACCAAAGCCGTCAGCCGGGACATTAGTCCCTTCAGCGCGTTCTGTCTGCTCTTTTTCCGTATCTTTCTCCTTACGAACTTTCATCTCACCGGAAGCATCGTCACGCTTCATTTTAGGAGATTCTTTGTACATTTTAGTGTGCATTGGTTCTTTAGCCATAGTGTTTCCTTTACTCTTTTGAGCCGTACATCTTATGACGCAGTGCTTTGTGATTAACTTTATGACTCATATTCATAAGTGTCTTCGCTAAACGCGCTTCTTTACCGAGTTTTCCTTTATCGCCTTCATGCTCAGAGGCGAATTCTGCTGTGGATTTCCCTGCATGTTCAGCTTTTTCTTTGAACAGCCCTTTATGAGAAGGTTTAACCGCGCCTTTGATCCACTTATGTTTTTTCTTATCAGCCATTTCAGCCTACTTCCTGTTCAAACCGCTGTCGGTCGTACCGTTAGCCGCATCACGCCCAACATTCGTTTTATCGACGATATCAATACCTACTACATCGCTAACGTCAATTTTAGCCGCGCGAGAAGCTTTACGTTTGTCATTGCCGAGGATAGGCGCTTCGCGTTTAGCACCTAACACATTAGCTTTACGACTAGAGTGGGTGGGCGCAGTGTAAATATTATCGAAAGCATCTAGGACGCTGATAAAGGCCGTGTTTTCTTTATCGGCTTTAGCGCGTCCTAGATTATCCAACTTACTAAGGAAATTACGCATACTTGAGATCGCCAACTCGTTCAAAGGCTCCATGTCCTGATTAGGTTCATCCGTAAACTGAATGATTGTGCCAGGAGTGAGCAGTTCGTCATCGCAATAGAAACCCGAACCTGAAACCCGGTAGACAGGTACGTCTTGCGGGATTGCTACAGGTGCTACATTGCGATTAGGTGGGGAACTGAAAAGCTGCATAAAAATCCTATTTAGTTATTAAAAGTTCAAGTTATTTCCATACTTGGTGACATCACGTACTGTAGCCGGATTCAACACTAAGTTAGCGTTGAACGTAGCCGAGAACGTGCTGGAAACCGTATAAACCAACTGGTAAAAACGCGGAAGCGCAATGCCGGGAGGTGTAGGCGGAACTTGGAAAATATGCTGAAAACCGGCGGTAATAGCAGTACCAGCAAATGCCGCCGAAGTGTAAAGCACAGTGTAGCTGCCAGCGGAGCCGCTACCGTTATCCGGCGCGGATTGTAAGGTGAACGTTACAGTACCCGCGCCCGTACCAGCGGTCGATAGCGCGTTGGTGATAACGACATCAGGGATGGCCATACCATCGCCTGCGCCAATATCAAGAAAGATGTTAGTGTTCTTTCCGCTGGTGCCGATCATAGCCGTAGGAAGATTGCCCACGCCCGCGCCCGTAACATCAAACACGTTAGTAGCGTTAGCAGTGGTAGTAATCGCCTGTGCGACAGAAAACTGTGCGCCAGAGGTTGTTTCAACGTACATAGGTGTTCTCCTTACGAAATGGTGGATTCAGTGTTGATAAGCGCATCGCAAACACGCACTGGGACATCACGCCACATCAGAACAGGCTCACCAGCATATTCTTTAAAGCCGATAAGAACGTTCTTGTCACGGATTGCTTGAATTTCCAAGTACGTCTTCACAGTACGATTAGCGTAGATAGCAGGATTGATACCTGGTTTTGGATCACCTGGAGAATCTACTTCTTCAATACCGGACAGACGGCGTGTTGCAGTCGGCAGTTTATTAGCCGCCGTAGCAAGAAGCACATTTAAGTCAGGAGGATTGGTACCAGCGAGACCAGCGGTTGTCGTATCTAAGTTAGCGATACGAACGTTGTACTGCCAGTTCTTTACGCAAAGACCGATTTTCCATTCAAAGTACGAGGTATAGCCTTCATAACCGTTGCCGTTGGTGTCGTACAACTCACGGACATCGCCCTTATCTTCGTACACAAGACCTGCTTGTGAACCTTTTGGAAAGATAGCGAATGTGGTATTGTCGCCCCAACCTACCAACCAGATAGAAGAATTAGAACTACCTGTACCGCCACCGTTAATGACGTTTTTAGCTGTCTGCGCGGTGGTCTGAGTAAGAGTATTGTAGTATGGAGCAAAACCGGTGAACTGATTCTGGTTAACCTGTTCGTTTGAATAGAACATGGCGGTAGCAACCTGCTGGCTCAAACCTTCGATATGCGCCTGATCCTGAGTCCAACGGAATTTGCCAACTTGACCGTTCAGAGTAGCTTCAGCCTTATCTACCTTGCTGTAATCGGTCAACATACCAATACTGAACTGGTATTGTGCGAACAAAGGTTTGCTCGAAGGCGTGCCTTGGTTATTACCACGCCAAATACCCTGTGGCAAACCGCTGTTGATAGAGACTTTATGTCCTAAAGGCATGTTGCCTTCTTGGAAAATCATATCTTTTAAGACATCGTTTGCTTGCGCGAGCAACCACGCGATATCGGCTATTTCGCCGTCTGGGTCAACCATACGCGCCCAGTCAACTAGATTCGGGTAGATATTATTGCTGAAAGCCACGGTAAGTACTCCTTTTATAACGAGAAATCTGTGTTTCTCTTGTGTTTAAATTGTAGTTTTTCACGGATACGCAAAGTGTGCTTTTCCGAGTAGTCCATAAGGCCCAAAACCTGGTTTTTGTTCTTTTCGAGATTGCCTAGTAAAGTGTTGCAGTGAAAACAAAGAAGCGCCCTAAACTCCCCGGTATTATGGCAATGGTCGATAAAAGCTCTATCATTACCACGTACTACATCGATGAATATCTCTTTGCCGCACGCTCTATTCGCGCACAACCCGTGTTGAGACTCATAAGCCGTTTTAAGTTCACCAGAACTTATCCCGTAGACTCTTCCTAAATATTTATCAGAAAGAATGTACTTTTTATGACTCTTAGCCACGGCCTCTTTATGACGCTTCATCTTTTCAGGAAATTCCTTAAGACTGTCCATAAAACGTTGGGTGCGCGCCGCTGTCAAATCAGCATTAAGCCGACCTTCTTGGCGCCACTGTTTCTTTAGGACTCTATCGCAAGGCTTACACTTGTATGAATGCCCACCATTTTTCTTCACATTCTGCGCTTTATACGAGAACTCAGAAATTGGCTTCAGCATCCGACAAGCAGAGCAAGTCGCCTCAGAAGGCAAAACCTTTGTACGGTCATTTTTAGGATGCGCCATGCGATAAACTTCATTTACGCACACTTTGCACCTAGGAACGCAGCCGGTATCACCCTTTTTAGAGTAAGCAAACTCGGTACGTGATTTTTCAATCTTGCAACGAGAACAAACCTTGGTTAATTCTGCGATTTTCAACACATTGCTCATGACGTGCTACCATAACGCTTGGCAATCTTACTTTTAGACTCCGATACAGGTTTTGGCGCTGCCAATTGCACAGGGGTCTTAAAAGTAGAACTGTTTTTAACATTCATGATGAAACGAACGATGTCAGGGTGCGCATCAGCTCCGGTTTCTTTCAGCGCAGCATAGAAAGCATCTTGCTGCGTTTGAGTTCCGCCATGAGTCTTAATAAACTCTTTCGCTTCGCGCAAAGTAGTCTCAAATCGATTACCCCCTAATTCGGGATCCGCCTTAAAACTCTCCACCCACGCCGTCTTTTTCTTATTCCATTCCTGAACATAAGACTCGCGTTGGCGTGTCAACACGTTCTGAATTTCTGCAATATGCCGGTCTACTAACTGCTGGCCGAGCTTCTGCACTTCCTCATGCGAGGCTTTTGTAGTGCGTTCAAACTCTGCTAGCTGATTAGTGAACTCGCTAAGTTTACCTTCCTCGATGGTCACGCCTTCGGGTACAGTAAACTTCTCATAAGTTGGCAGCGGAGCTGGTTCTTCAGACTGGCTGGCGTCCTTATTCTTTGCCTCTACCGGCTTTTCAGCTTCGGCGGGCTTAACTTCTGGTTCTTTTACGTCTGGGGTGAGAAGCGACGTTTCAGCAGGTTTCGTTTCTGCTGGCGCTTCGACTACCGTTTCGACAATCGGCGCCGCAGCTTCTGCTACTGGCGCGGTGGTAACTGTTTCAGTAACCACTGGACTCGGTGTTGGGGCTGCAGCTTCGGTCGCTACCGGTTGTGCCGCTGGAGTTGTGCTGTTTACAATCTCATCAACCATTTATACGTTCCGTATTTCGGACTTCTTGTTTCTCGATCTTTGTCGAGATTTGAAAACAGTATCACATAAAACATGTAGTCTGTAAATAGGGAAATATCATTCCAAACCGTTAGGCGGAAATAACGGCGATAGTTTTTTCGCTTCACATTCACCCAGCATAACACCAAATTTATCCGGTGCGGCCTTACGCATATCAGATAATAATTGCAACCCTACAAACCTTTTACCTTCTCGAAAAGCCGTGCCTTCTGCGGGTTCCCCGAATACATAGCTAGTGCGAAAAACATCCGTCGTAACTAGGAGCATGTACAGCCATTCCCGGCCATCTTCATGCTCCATAAGCGCTTGTACAACTTTCAGGCTTTTCTTTTTGCGCCGCCCAGCTCTAGCCCTAGCAACGTTCACTTGTTGCGGGTCATTGGCATCATAATTTTCTTCTTGAAGTATCTCTTGTTCGGCAATCCCTGGAAAATCGGTCATTAATGTACTTCAGGGGCATCTGTCGCGGTTCGCGCTATGATCGCATCCAATCGACGATTTTTTGCTGTTTCAGAGATGGAAGCAGATCTGTACGCCGCTTCACCCCGCTGACGTAATATTTCTAATTGTTGCGCCATTTTATTCCAAGTTATATTACTCGTGAGTCTACGTAGCTCATCGCAGCGCGATACTGCTTTTTTTAAATTCTCCGAAAATATCTCTTGCGCTTGTTTCTCTGTAAGATCACTCATACAACTAACGGCTTTCTGGCGGTGGCCAACATCGACGACCTAGATGCCACGGCTAAAACACCTTCTTTTGTGAGTTCGAGGGCGTCACGGATAACCATAAAACTAGGAGCATCGCCGCTATAGTACATCAGTCCCGTAGCCGCGCCACTGGCCTGACTTATGGCGTCGATTAAATCTTTCAACAGTTCAATCTTTGTTTTTGCGGATGTCATTTTTCGTCCTCCCTAACTATCTCTAGTCTAGCAGGGTATTTCAATTTTTCAACTTTTTCTTTAAAAGCTTTTTGTGATCCAATGGGTGCTATAGCCTTCACAACAGCCATTTCAATCTTCGGAAATGGTTTCCTTGATTTCATATCACCGACCTGCAAAAGACCCTGAAGGCTGACCACCCAATACCGCTGAGAGAGCGTCCTGGCCACCGCCTATTTGGGTGTTAGCTAAAGTCTGCGCGGCCTGCGCTCCAACAGCGGCGGTCTGCGCCACATGCTGCTGCGCCGCCATTTTTTGTGCCTGTCGAGCCTGCTGTGCGTCTTGCTGCGCGAGTTTCTGCACATCCTCCGGCGAACGAAGAATAGACTGCGGATTATCCAACATATCACTAAATTCGCGCACAAAACCTTCTGGGTCAAGAATGTTTTTTACTTGCGGGTAGACAGCCACCATATTACCTATCAAGGCCACAATCCTCTCTAACCCCCCTGTTTTAGAAGCTTTCTGCGCCAAAGCGAGAATAGAAATAAATTCTAAATCTAACGGTACGCCCTTCATGCTGTCCGGCGCAGGAGGCAGCATGCCCTTACGTTGCATAATGCCGTAAATAGTTTTCAATTTAGGTTTAAGGGACTCTGTCAAAAGATTCTCAATAACCGGCCCTAGCACTTGCATCTTTTCTTGAACTTTTTGAGCAACCTCGTAGGCTGTCTGCCTCTGCGTAGGGTTTTCGGATAACATCAAAAACAGGTCAGTGAATAACCCTTTTCCGATTCGGGTTCCTATTTGCTGAATCAACCCCGCTAACCCCTTAATATCTGGATTCACTTCGTACAAAGACCGCATACCCTTACCTGGGCCAATGTCTGGCACATACGTTACATGCCCCGGTAAAGACGACGATGGCTGGTTCTTCATCGACATATCCGCGATTAATGGCGGGCGAACTTGTTTTTCAATGGCCTCAGATAACCGCACAGTCATAACCTGCAACTGGATAACATCAGGCAATACATCCATACCCGGTGATCTGCCGTATGCGTCATTGGATTGCGTAGCCCAACGGGCGGCGGTAAATGGCGCCTCCACAAAACCCCGCACTGATAAGGCCTGCTTACCCCCGCTGCCGTACACCCAATATACTTCGCGGTACGTAAAATTGCCCGGAACTTTGCCTATTCCTTTTACCTCATAATTAGGCTCAATAGCGTGGGCTACAGTTCGTTCGGTATCCATAGCGCTCCCCTTAGCATCCCACAACTTACGCACATCTTCCGGACAGTTCTCTAGTCCGAAGAAATCTACTATTTGTGAAATAGTCATAACAAATTGGCGGAACAACCCGTCTATACGCATAGTCGCCCCACTAGATAGATAATACTCGCCGTTTGCGGGGTTATAACAACGTATTAGATCTTGCTCGTCTTCATAAATTATGGTCGGGGCGGTGCCATATACAACTAAATCCTCGCATTCTTGTGCAAAAGAATTATAAAAATTAGACCCCGCAGCTACGGTGTACATACGGTTCTCTATTTCGTCCATCCACGCCCTTCCGGCTGCATCTGCTTGAAAACTCTTATTCTTTGGAACTACTTTAAACCAAGGGCGCGAAGGGGAAGCCAAACCGCTCATCAAACCTGCGGAACAAACACGTACAGAAAAAGTACCTGTGGGGTCTTTAATAGCGTCATTCAGCAATCGACCGCGTGTCATATTATTAGGCGAAGGTATGCCCCCTGTGGACTGCGTCTGCCATATCGACCTACGCGGAAGAAGATACATTGCAAGCGTAGACCAATTTTGTGTCCACCAGCTATTTCGCCACATCCTGAGCGAAACAAGCCGCGATTCTAAATGCCCTTTCAGTATGCTCCACTCGTTTATGGCTTTTTCAGAAATCACTTTCTCATCTATGTCACCATCTTGTTGCGCTAGCAGCGAAGGGGACGCATGTGTGTAAGGGGCGTCTTCGGACGCCTCTGACTTTTCTGCCTTATTAGCTTCCCCGTAGAGTTTAGCCTGTAGTTTAGACGGGCTTGTAGTCATTTTTTATCTTTCCGCCCTCTTGATCGGGGCGTTTTGAGTGTGTTAGTTATTAGAAATGCGCGCTCCATCAACTAATTCGTTATTTGCCACTTTAGTAATAGCTGAAAAAGTCATCGACGGATTTACTAACTTAAAAAGAGATTCAGCTATACGCTCTAGCGCTTCAGCTATGCGTATATCGGGGTGTATTTCATCCATTATTTAGTCCCTCCAAGTAAAGTAGCAGTTGCAGTGTTCGGATCTTGAGCTTGCGTGCCTAGCGCTGCGCCCGCGCCTGCTGCTGAACTCCCAGCCGCCGCTGCCCGTGCGCGGTTAGCCGCTGTGGCTGCTGTAGCTCCTGCTACATTATTCACCGGGCTAGACGCTGCACTCGCCAGCGTTGGGGCGTTCGCCTGCGTTGGAGCCGCCGCCGGGGGCGCTAGCAGCGACTTGTTATACGCCTCTTGCGCAGTCATGTTATACACCGTTCCTGCAAAAGACGCTAAAGACCCTATAGCCCCTGCAGTACCCACCGCCGCCGTAACATCCGCAGCCGTCACCGCACCTAATCCTATGTCTGTTATAACTGCTGCCGTCCCTGCTGCCGTAATACCCATATCACGCTTCCTTGTTTAACGGTATCGCACCCATACGCACTAAACGTATTAATTCTCGTTTACACAAACTCTTAAAACTGTCAATTCCAGATTTATTCTGAAAACGGTATAATACTAAAGACCTAAAATCCACCTGTATGTTCATACCCCGCATATACTCCCACCACCCTTTATCGAATTTATAAGGTAGGCAAAATTCAAATATAGTCGCACAAGTTTCTTCTTTATCAAGGTCTTCATAATTTACTACCAACACTGAAGGATCGCGCGTTATACGATCAATAGCCCGACGCCCCCGATACAAAACTTTACGCAATTTATCTCGGTCAAAAGTAGCTACGCCGCTTAAATCTAAACGCATCACGCTCTCTACGCAGTCTTCTACTGGACGCAAAATGACTACTTCTTTAAGCCCCGGAATCATATATTTTAGCAAACACCTGCCATAAGGCGCACCGGTTTCTATAGTCCCTGTGTTAGATTGTAAAAAGAGATCCCGAATGTCTGAAAGAGAACGCATCACCATAGCTTTCTCATGGTGGCACACCCAATCACCATAACTCAGAAACATAGACAACCATGCGGTACGGCTGCGTGGTAGTGCGTATACTACGAAAGGTGAAGCCATGTACTATGTCGCGCCGTTGGGTTTCGTGATGATTGTATACTATGCCTGCTAAAGCTTCAATATGATTTTTAATCTTACTCGTAGTACCCCTACGTCTATATCTGCCATTTCACACCACAAATCTAATTCTCGGCTATTAAGGAAGTTTCTTGCCATTGTGCGGTTATACGCCGCTTCATTCTTACGTGCCACCACTTGCGCGTCTTGAATTGCTTGCGCTATTTTAGCTTTGGCCAATGCTCTTAAAGCTTTCATTTCACGGTTAACATCGGGGGAGTCATACGCCATACTAAAATACCGCACAATCATACTACCCCGCACCCGTATCACAGGGTCAATACCGGCGGCTATCCCCGAAGGACAATATGTCACAGGGAAATCGCCGGTATCTACACCCATGCGCTACTCTTTTCCGTATCGTTTGGCTATTTTAGACTTCTTGGCGGCTTTTTCCTTATCTGCTTCATGGAACTCCTTAGCCACCGATTGAGGTATACCTGCTTCCGCCGCAAATTTAGCGTTATGCGCCGCAGCGTTCATAAACTTTTTCTGTTTTTCGCTTTTAGATGGCATCAGCGCCCCACATACATCGAACCGTACATCGTATCGACAATGCGGGGTTGCGAGTTCAATTGCTGCTGTTGTTGATCGATCTGGCGTTGCATGTTCTGAAATTGGTCTTGTTGCACCGCCCGGGCTTGCTCCATATGCATTTGTTGGCTAAAAGCATTGGCGGATTCTGCGGCGGAAGCGGCTTGGGCGTTGTTCATCTCGAAACGCATCTCGTCAGCAGCATAATCCGCCACCGCAGGAAAAGCGAAAAGCAAGTTGCTCACTAGTACAAAATACTTTATTTTACCTGTAGCCATGTGATGACTCCCTCATTGCGTGGTTAGGGATAGATCGAAGGTGCTAAAGACACCTCTCTATCCCGACCAACTTATCTGTTTTTGTTCAGGTAGTCAACTGATAAGCTGTCATAATTCGATTTATGGTTTCCACTCAGCTCCTGATTCACATAACTTAATGCTAGAGGGTCGTACTGGTACGAGTGCCCCGACCCATGCCGACTCTCCAAAGCTCGGCGATGATCGGAAGGAACTACAGCATAAGAAAATGTCAGGGCTAGGCTGTCGGCCTTATCTGGGGAAGACAGCCCCCGCTTCTTCATATCGCCCTTCTTCTCCAAAATTATAACATCCCTGCCATCTTTGTACACATAACCGTACTGCACAGAAGTCAGCTCATCGGCCAGATCTGGGTCATCGGGTATCGATCCTCCCGCCAACCAGTCCCGCATGTACCCCCACATCTCAGCGCGCTTATTCGCATAACGTACCGCTCCACTCTCGGTGTCCATCGACCGGTCGGCCCGACCGCCAAACTGCACTTCGATCACCGGCTGACGCAACATCCGCAGACGATCCACTACACCACCGCCTACACCGCCAGCATCCACGAATATCGCATCGGGCTTAAATTCCGCCGCTGCATCTACTATCGCTGCTGCCAACGTCATCGTATCAACACCGCGAAATATCTTCCAGCGCAAAGATGAAGCATCCCTACCTACTCTGAAACAGATGCTTGATGCATCATCGCCAAATCGCGCCACGTCCACACCCATTACCCGCACATCGTTTAGATGCGCTTCGGCAGGACGCCGACGTGCTTCTTCCACGATATCGCTTGGAATAAACTGCAAACTACCACTGCGCGGAAACTCACCGCGAACGCGAACCCGTACAAAGTCGCTATCCTCACCGTAATCGTCGATCCAAGTTTGGATCTGGGCTTTATTCGTGCCATCCACCGTTCGGCTGTCGATCTGCCGCGTCACCCATCTATGTTTAAACTTTCCGAAGCATTCCCGGAACCGCCCCGTATTTTGCGTTGGGTTCCCGAAGGCCAGCCAAATGATCTCCGTATCGGCGTCGGTCATCGCGCCTTCAGCTACTTCCCATACTTTGTCTGAGATTGCGCTGCTTTCATCGAAGACCAGTACAAGGCGTTTTCCCTGATTGTGCAAACCCGCGAAAGCCTCAGTATTGTTTTCGCTCCAAGGAATCGCATCTGCGCGCCAGTTCAGCTCTTGGCCCTTCTCCGTGGACAACACCGCCGTAGCTGTATTCTCAAACCAATGCGCATTTATGGAATTACGTACCCACTTTGTCACTTCCGGCCACGTTTTAGTGCGTAACTGATTTTCCGTATTGGCCGTGACAACCACCTTAGCACCAGTGCAGGTCGATAGCGCCCAATCAATTAACATGGAGACTAATGAGCTATTGTGGGTGACTATAAAATCGTTGGCGAGATACAAATGGTCGGGGGCGTCAACAGTAATGCAGTGCCCATCGCCTGTGTGATCGTACTCTATCGAACGCACAATCTTTATCGGTTCGCGTTTCGTCGTAGCAACATAGTCGTCGTACATTTCCGCTTTACGTTGCAGATAAAACGGATTTATGGAATTTGGCAAATTGATATGCACTTCGTAGTTATCCGCCGTTGCGCCGTACCCTGTACCCCGCCGATCATCCACGCTGTAGCTCGCTGTACCTCCGAGAGATCTGACCAGCCACACCACATCATCGCGTAATCGCTCGGAAGACGTGGAGTACTGAACCTTGTACCCTGCGCGTCCGTTGTCACCTTTACGCGGGGAAATCGTACCGTCGCTATCCATCAAACCTCGAAGAAGATGAATCCGGTTTTCTGCGGAATTGTATTTAAAAAAATCAGGAATAAATTTGTCATGGCCGTGCTGTCCGTGGATACCTAGCCTCAGCAGCTCAACATAAACCGGATTGAAGCTGTAGCCGTCGCTGTCCCAGTTATTGGCCGTTATGTTTAGATACGTCTTATCACTGCCTCGGAATGCGCACTCCTTTGGCAATAGCGAACCCATGTAGCCGTATAGCTCAGGCTCGTGGCAAGAAACTTTAACGGCTCCGGGCGTGCGCATACTTCCGTTCCCTAACAGATACCCCATGAGGTAAGGATGGACAGCGCAATCGCTGTGAGAGTACTCGACAGGTGCTGTCAACGGCACGCTGTACCCGCGCTTCAAATTCTTACGTATGTCGTCTGTGGTCACTATTTCGGGTGCATAGCCTCTAACGCGCCCCCACTTTGTCATCACCTGCCATTGGTGCTCCAAACCCGCGTAGGTGAACGTTCCGTCGCTGAACGTGACTTTGTAAAACTCCCAATCCGCATGGACGTATTTGTTTATAACTTTGGCGGGTTTTCCGTCACGCCCCCAAACACTGGACCCTACCTCAACGTCGCCCCACTTCTTCTGACCTTCAGGAGTATCTAACCCTATGATATTACTCAAAACTTTGCCAATCCCATGTCCTGATGCCACGGCGATCTGTAGCGGTGTGTGCCGCGTAGCCGGATTGCGCAGATGCTTGCCGATAGTGTTCGCTATATCCGATTGCCATGTACGCAGACCTTGCGACTTTGCGAATTCACCTTCACCCCACGGATACGCTATTTTACAAAAAAGCGCAGGATCGTAGCGCGATAACGCCATTACCTCCAGTAGCCTGCTTTCGTGTGAAGCTTTTGGGTTGGCCAAGGCTTCCGCTGCTTGCGCGTAAGCTTTGTCTGGGTTGTAATTATCGCCAATGATGTCATCTGGTGTCATTGCTAGAAATTTTATATTTTTTTTATAAAAAAATCAAGCATCTCCCGTGATTATCAGGATCTAGAGGTGTCTAGACGTTGCGTACTGGGTACATAAGTCTTTGAAAAGTTTGAGATTTTATAATTATGCGGCGGGTACGACACCCCTCTATGTTACTAGAGAACGGTACCTGCCAGCGTTGTGGGGCGTTCGACCTTTTTTAGACCCCCGGCATGTCGCTAATCGCTACACCGCAACGCCTCTTAATCACTAAGCCGTTGAATTATATCAATTCAACACACAACCGAATATATTATCCAGTAGTATAAGCGGATTAATAGCCGTTTCATCTTGTAGGTCAGATTCGTTGGGCCGGTGATGCCAGTGTTATATTAGCTGAGTATCGCAAGGCGCAACGTTCATACGCAAGGCGCTAGATAATATCATCAGGCGCGATAGTTGCTTGGTGCTCTATAACTTTGGTTTGTGGGGTAATATCCTTTAAAAGACGCTGCTGCGCTGCGATAAGACGCAGGGAAAGCGGCTCACCATCTTTGCCAGATATTTCTACTTGCTGCTTATCTGCGTACTTTTTAGACCATTTAGCTAAAAGCTTCAATGTCGTTTCTACCACCAGTTTATCGCGGTTTATATCGCCTGTAGAATAGTTCTCTACCCCTTTTGCCACTAATAAGCTTTGTTCGGCTAGTGAATCATATCCACGTTCGCGCGCCTGCGCGATGTTTGCTTGTATGTTAGGGATTTTTCCATCTGCTAACCAATGTTGGATAGTATGAAAACTAGGTAAATGCTCATCCCGGCAAATACTTGTCAAAGTTTCCCCCTTACCGATACGCTGGTATATCTCATCCATTACTGCGGGAGTATAAACCGTTGTATGCGTTGTAAAGTTACCTTGAGCCATAAAAGCATTATACTTCAGTACGCATCGTTAGTCAACTGCCCGCCTGAAATACGCATAATCAGTACGTTGAACAATTCTTGGGAATATTGAATTGGTGAGTTTCGCATAATACCAATGTAATTCAATACGCTTAATCTGTCAATGCTTAGTCATATAGTAGTTACTACTAGAAAATACGCATAATCGCAACATTATAACCTTGCTTATACTAGCTACAATAACGCTCTAATCCCTGCCAGCTTGTCAACCCTCACTATCGCCCTAGCCATTACATACGATTTAAACCGATTCTCAGGCGATTCTAGCACTATTGAATGTATTTTAGGTTACTTTGTAGCTACGGCGCATTGCAGCGCGTTCTAACGCTGCATTATCCGACATTACTACTTTGCATCTTTTCTAACTATCCGAACGACGACCTCACGCCCGGAGTCCGACCGGCGGCATCAAGCCGCAGGAAGGGAGGACGAGGACGGAAGGGAGGAGTTGTATGATTTATACACGCGCGCGCATTAGGCAATCCTCTAAGGACGCTTTTTAGCAGGATATGCTAATCCTCTGAGGATTTCCTCTGAGGACGTTTTAGACTATTTACAAAAACATGGTAAAAGCGTATTGTGCTATTATCCTCAGAGGAAATCCTCAGAGGACATTTAACACCTAAAACAAGGATTGTAGCATGAGAAATATCAATAGTGGCGATTCCTTAGAGGATATTAAACCGGGCGATAAAGTAACTTTCATAAACAGATTAAACCAAGTATTCACTTGCATATCCATAGGTGACGCATGGGGTAAGGAAACGGTACAGTTAAGCGCACCTTGCGAAACGTGCTCAGAGATTTTTGAAACATCTATGGGCCGGACTGCCACTTATCCTACGCGCAAATGTAAGGATCACCGCAAGAGAGCTGGAGAACAGAAAGCCGCGCCGGTTAAAGACTTCAAAGGCATGTGCTACATGGAATATGCTGTAAAGAACGGCTCAGCCGCGCCTTATGAGGAGCGTAAACCTTTCGGTGAGGAATTGGCGTGGGATCAGTGTTTAGGTACGCGTGATGGCTCGCTGCTCACTATGGCTTTATGGGACGCGTATAATGACGCGTCAAAGCGTTTAGAGCGCAAGCATGGTTTAACTAATGCTTGGTGTGATGCATTAGAAAAATGGGCGCTAAAAAACAATCTTATCCTCATGGAGTACGGCGTTCCATGTGAATTTGATACGCCTGAAAGCGCCGAAATAGCGCGGTCATGGCGGGAAGAACTACGCAATCATAT